TGCTGTCCCGGCAACGCTCGGCTTCAACAAGACCGTGCCGTTTGCTCTGGACGCTCTGGAACTGCGTGACCAGCTTCAGGAAGGCCGCCTTGGTGACTCCGCAAAGCAGAAACTTGCTTCGGACATCAACGTCGCCATCATGAACGTGGCTGCTGCTCAGTCCACCCTCGTCGTGACCCGTTCCGGCTCTGCCGGCGGTTACTCGGATGTGGCCGAATGCGACGCTGTGTTCAACGAGCAGGGCGTGCAGATGTTCGACCGTTATCTGGCGCTGTCTTCGCGCTCGTATAACGGCATGGCGTCGGATCTCGCTGGCCGTCAGACCATGACGGGCAAGCCGACCACCGCCTATGAGCGTTCGTTCGTTGGTGAAGTTGCTGGCTTCCAAACCTACAAGATGGACTATGCCAACCGCATCCTGGGGAACACCACCCCGGTCGGTGACATCACCATCAACGGTGCGAACCAGTACTACACCCCGCGTGCGACCTCGACCGCAGGCACGGGTGAAACCAACAACGTGGACAACCGCTACCAGTCGCTCAACATCACGTTGGCTGCCGGCGCCGTTGTGCGTGTTGGTGACTGCTTCAAGTTGGCAAGCGTCAACGCGTTGCACCACATCACCAAGGGCGACACTGGCCAGGCCAAGACGTTCCGCATCATCTCGATCACCTCGGGTGGCGGCACTGCAGGCAACAACACCGTTGTCATCTCCCCGCCGATCATCTCGGCTCAGGGCGGCACCGATGCTGAACTGCAGTACAAGAACGTCTCGGCCACCCCGGCCAACGGTTCGACCGTCACCATCCTGAACGTGGACGCTGCCGACATCAACGTGTTCTGGCAGAAAGACGCTCTGGAAATCCTGCCGGGCCGTTACGCAATCCCGACCAACGCTGGCGTTGACGTGATGCGTGGCACCACCGATCAGGGCATCGAACTGGTGATGCAGAAGTTCTACGACATCAACACCGCCATCACGAAGTATCGTATGGACACGTTCTTCGGTGTTGTGAACAAGCAGCCTGAAATGTCGGGCATCATGCTGTTTAATCAGGTTCCCTGATCTGATAGCATCGGGGGCGGGGAAACTCGCCCCCCTTCACCTTTGACAATGGGATAGCACCATGCCGCTGACAAAAGGTTACAGCCGCAAATCCATCGGCGAGAATATCAAGATGGAAGAAAAATCGGGCAAGCCGCGCAAGCAGGCCATTGCCATTGCGCTGAACACCGCGCGCACCGCCGCCATGAAAGCAGGCAAGCCGTCGAAGGCACCGAAAGGCAAGAAGAAATGACCACCATGCTCTACAAGTCGCCCGGCCAGTTCAAGCGCAGCGCAAGCGAGACGTTTGATCTGTGCATCGTGGACGACGACGAGATTGAGGCCACCATCAAGGCTGGCTGGCACTACACCGTGCGTGAGGCTATCGCAGCCGCCAGCGGCGTTTCGCAAGATCCTGAACCCGAGACCAAGGCCAAGCCAAAGCGTGGCCACACGCGCAAATCTGAGGCTCTGTGATGGCATACACCAAGCGCGACATCGTGAACCGGGCATTCGAGGAGATCGGCCTTGCGGCCTATGTCTACGATCTGGCCCCGCAGCAGCTTGAGGGCGCGTTGCAGCGCCTTGATGCGATGATGGCAACGTGGAACGGCAAGGGCATCCGCCTGCGCTATCCTCTGCCGTCGTCCACGGCGGCCAGCGATCTGAACCAGGTTATCGGTGTGCCCGATGACGCGCTTGAAGCCATGCACCTCAATCTGGCGGTTCGCATCGCACCGGGTTATGGTAAGACCGTATCGCCCGACACGAAGGCCAACGCGCAGATGTCCTATAAGGCACTGTTGTCTCGCTCGACCTTCCCGGTCGAAATGCAGCTTGGCAATATGACGATCCCGAGCGGCCAGGGCAACAAGGGCTGGCGCTATTACAACGACGCGTTCCTGCGTCAACCGATTGACCCGCTGACGGTTGGCCCGGACAGCGCATTGACATGGGAATGACGCGATGACCAACATCAACCAGCTTTCTTCGCTCGACACGATCCAGCTTGGCGATCTCCTCGCCGTCTGGTCCACGAATAACGGCGACACGCGCAAGGCATCGATGAGCCTGCTGCTGTCGTTCATGCAGGCCAACCTGACGCTGCCGGGATCGCTGACAACGCAGTACGCGGCACCGAGCGCCACAGGGTTTTCGGTCACTGTCGCTCTGGGCGACACCTGGCTGCTGCTGACGCCCACGGCGACCTTCGCGGCTGGCACCATCGTGCTGCCAACATCCGCTGCCGACAAGGCCGAGGTGAGCGTCAACTGCACGCAGATCGTCACTGCGCTGACCGTCTCGGCTGGCGGCACCACCGTCACCGGCGCGCCGACAACCTTGGCCGCTGCCAACGGCTTCTTCACCATGCGGTTCGATGCCGCAACCAACGCCTGGTATCGGGTGGGCTAATGCAAATACCTCTGCTGAGTGGGATCTTCACGGATAGCACGCCCGACTTTCGGACGGGCTATCCTGTCAACCTTGTGCCTGTGCCGAAATCCACGGGCATCTCGGAGGGCTATCTTCGCCCGGCAGATGGCATCGTCAAGACCGGCGACGGGCCTGGCCCAAACCGTGGTGGCCTGAACTGGAACGGCGTGCTTTACCGCGTGATGGGGACCAGCTTGGTGACTGTCGCGCAAGACGGCACGGTCATAGTGATCGGGGACGTGGGCAGCGGTGGCCGCGTGACGTTCACCTACAGCTTTGACTATCTGGCGGTCACGTCGGGCGGGCGGCTTTACCTCTACGACGGCGCAACGCTGGCGCAAGTGACTGACCCGGATCTTGGCACGGCTTTGACGGTGGTCTGGGTCGATGGTTACTTCATGACGACCGACGGCGAGTTTCTCGTCATCACGGAACTGAACAACCCCTTTGCCGTCGATCCGCTGAAGTATGGATCTTCGGAAGCTGACCCTGACCCGGTGAAGGCTCTGCTGAAGCTGCGCAACGAGATCTACGCGCTGAACCGCCACACCATCGAGGTGTTCGACAACACCGGCACGGCGGGCTTCCCCTTCCAGCGCATCCCCGGCGCCCAAATGCAAAAGGGAACGCTTGGCACGCACACCTGCTGCGTGTTCGGCGAGGCCATTGCGTTTATGGGCAGCGGAACCAACGAGAACATTTCGATCTACATCGGGGCCAACGGCACGGTGTCGAAGATCGCCACGCGCGAGATCGAGGAGATCCTGGCCGGATACACCGAGGCCCAGCTATCCACCTCGTTCATGCAGGAGCGAACCGAGGGCGCGCACCAGTTCCTCGACATCCACCTGCCTGACCAGACCATCGTGTTTGACGCCGCAGGATCGCAGGCTGTCGGGCAGCCTGTCTGGTTCTTCCTGCGCACGTCGCTGGTCGGTCTCGGTCGGTGGGCTGTCTGCGATGCTGTCTGGGCCTATGATCGCTGGAACGTCTGCAAGCCCGCTGACACCGACGTTGGCTATCTGGACAAGAGCATCGCCACGCATTGGGGCGAGACCATCGGCTGGGAGTTCGGCACGGCTATCGTTTACAACGAAGGGCGCGGGGCAATCTTCCATGAGATGGAACTGGTCAGCCTAACGGGCCGCGTGCAGCCCGGCGCCGATCCGACCGTCTGGACATCGTATTCGCTTGATGGGCTGACCTACAGCGTTGAGAAGCCGGCGCGCGTTGGCAAGTTGGGCGAATACAACAAGCGGGTGGTCTGGCTTCAGCAGGGCCACATGCGAAACTGGCGTTTGCAGAAGTTCCGTGGCACCAGCGAGGCGCAACTTGCGATGGCACGGCTGGAGGCGCGGGTCGAACCGCTGGCATTCTGATGGCAGATCCGACCCCGCTAAACCGCAACCAGATCGCCGCATTTGTCGGCAATGACCCGGACGCCATCCGCGCCATCGAGCGGCTGTTCAAGGTCGCTGGGCAGTTGACGCCTGATGAGATTGTGATCCTCAACCAGTTGATCCTCGACAACAGCTACGCCACAGGATCGGCTGACAATAAGGCCGAGGTGGCTTTGGCCAGCGCGACGGCTGCCGAAAGGCTGGCCGATCTGATCGCCAAGGGGCCGGTGCCAGAGGCAAACAATTCGCTGCGCACGGATTATCTGGATCTGAACCTTGCCGCGCCGCATGTCAGCCGGATCGGTCGCCTGGCGTGGAACGATGCCGATCAGACTGCGGATCTCGGCATGGAATACGGCGTGGTCCAGCAGATCGGCCTGGAGTATTACGCCCGCGTTGAGAACATGACGGGCGTCATGATCCCTAACGGCACGGTGGTCGGGTTCGCCGGCGTCGGAGCGAACAACGTGCTTTCGGTCACGCCGTATCTGGCAGACGGAACCCTGTCATCGCTCTACATCCTCGGCGTTCTGACGCATGATCTGCCCGACAGCGGCGAGGTTGGCTATTGCACCGTCTGGGGCCATGTGCGCGGCATGGACACCAGCGCGTTCTCGGTCGGTGATATTCTCTACGCAAGCCCGACAGTGGCGGGCGGCCTTACCGCGACCAAGCCGACCGCGCCTGACAATGTGATCCCGGTTGCGGCTGTCTTGGCATCGGACGCGGTCAGCGGCGAAATATTCGTGCGCCCGACCATAGAGCAGCAGCAATATTATGGCGAGTTCTCCAAAACAGGCACGGTGTCGCCAGCCTCGGCCAACGTCGCTTATGCCGTGACGTGGGACAACGCGGACATCTCCAACGGCATCAGCATCGTCTCTGGCACCCAGCTTACCGTCGTTGACTCTGGTCTGTATCAGTTCGATCTGACGTTGCAGCTTTCGAGCGGAAGCAGCAGTGCCAAGACAGTGCGCTTTTGGTATAAGAAGAACGGCACCAATGTGTCGAACTCCACGCGCCTCATCACGCTGAACATCAACAACGGATACTCGCCCCTATCAATGGCCGAGTTTTTCAGCCTAGATGCCGGCGAGTATGTCGAGTTGTGGTGGATGTCGGATGACACAAACGTGTCGCTCTCTACCGTGGCAGCCGGTGGCACCGCGCCGAATGATTACCCAGCCGCGCCCGCCGGATTGATGGCGGTTACGCAGGTGCAGCAATAAGGAGGCCGACATGGCAGTGACACCCAAGGTTCTGATCCCGGCCAAGCAGGCCGAGGCTGTGCAGACCGCGCAATACACCGCCACGGCGGTCAAGGCGATCATCGACAAGTTCACCGTCACCAACACCAGCGCCAACAACGTCACGCTGTCGGTGAACCTTGTGACGGTTCTGGGAACTGCCGGGGCCAGCAACTTGATCCTGGACGCCCGCGCCATCGCGCCTGATGAGACCTACACCTGCCCTGAGTTGGTAGGCCAGGTGCTTGAGGCTGGCGGCTTCATCTCGACGCTGGCGTCTGCTGCCACGTCGCTCACCATTCGTTGCTCAGGTCGGGAGATCGCATAATGGACTATGAAGAAATGGAATACGGCCTGCCAAAGATGAAGATCGCCAGCGCAGCCGACAACAAGAAGAACAAGCAGGTGGCGATCGATAGCTGGCAGTTTGGCCCGGCAGACCCGTCGCTTGATCCGAAGGCGAACAAGCCGTTCTGGGCTGGGCTGGCGAAGGCCTGGGACATGAACGAAAAGGAAGCCCGTCGGCGCATGTGCCTCAACTGCGAATACTTCTGCGTTGACCCAATGATGCAAGCCATGATGGAAAGCATCCCGGTGACGGACTATGATGCCTCTGGCGGTGGTCGCGGATACTGCAAGAAGTTTGAGTTTGTCTGTTCTGCCCTGCGCGCCTGTCAGGCGTGGGATGATTGAGGGCTTGGCAAAATGAAGGATTTGCGCGATACTGCCGACGCTGAGACCAACGGCATCCAGCAGCCATGTTCCGCAGAGGGCGAGTTGGATAAAGCACTAATCGAACATTTCTCTGAGACGCTTGCGCTGCCAGCAGAGGCAACGCAGTTTCTCATGGACGTTTGGTCGTGCATCCAGCTTTTTGACGATGTAGCCGATGGCGACAATGTGGAGCGTGCTGATCTGGATAAGGTGATCTGGATCACGCTGGTCGGGCTGCACGCCAACCCGTTCTTCGAGGCCAAGAAGGCCGCGCTGTTGCCTGTTCTGTCTGTCGCCATTCTGAAGTGGCAGGCATCTGACAAGGCCGAGCGGATGGGGCAGGCTGACGCAAGATCCTACGTCTGGCGGGCTGGCTATTATGACCTGGTCCTGCTGACGGTTCAGCTTTGTCATGGTGTCGAGGTCGCCACCGCTTTTTCGCATGTGGTCATGCAGATGTATGGCGAGACGCTTGGCGAATATCTAAAGGAGTTCGGCAATGCCTAATCCAGTCATCGGGATGATCGGCGCGAGTGTCGGCGGCAGCGTGCTGTCGGCCAACGCGCAGAAAAAAGCTGCATCGCAGGCATCGGCTGCGCAAACTGCTGCCGCAGAGATGAGCATTGAGGAGCAGCGCCGTCAGTTTGACGCGGTGCAGAAACTTCTTGCACCTTACGTTGGCGCAGGCACGACGGCTATTGGCCAGCAGATGGCCCTGATCGGCGCAGGCGGAGCGGATGCCCAGCAGGCTGCCATCAATGCAATTCAGGCTGGGCCAGAGTTCGCTGCGCTCACCAGCGCCGGCGAAGAGGCAATCTTGGCGCAAGGCGCTGCGACGGGCGGCCTTCGTGGGGGCAACGTGCAGGGCGCGCTTGCCAAGTTCCGGCCCGAGATCCTGAGCGGTCTTATCAATCAGCAGTACAGCCGATTGGGCGGCCTTGCCAGCATGGGCCAAGCGTCAGCAACTGGCCAAGCAACGGCTGCGCAAAATATGGGCGCGAACATCGGAAACCTTTACGGCCAGATCGGCGCATCTCAGGCTGGATCTGCGCTGGCTCGCGGGCAGGCGGCGTCTAACGTGTTCGGCAACATTGCCGGCGCGGCTGGCTATGGTTTTGGATCGTTTGCAACCCCTGTTGGTTCGCCTGGCGGCCTGCCTGCTGGCGCGACGCTCTTTGGAAAGTGGGGCTTCTGAGGATGGAACCGATCAACTACATGCTTGACGTTGCCAACCCGATGCAAATGGCTTTGGGCGCTTACGAGTCCGCACTTGGGCAGGCGCAAACGCGCCAGCAGATGGGGCTTGCCAACACGCAGGAGGCCCGCGCCGCCGAGGCTTTTGCGCTTGAAAAACGTGCGATGGAAGAGCAGCGCGCTGCTGTTGCGAGCCAGCGCGCGGAGGCAGAAAGAGGCCAAGCCGAGTTGATGCGTTTGGTGGAACTTGGCAACAACGCAACGACGGATGACTTTTTGCGGGCATATGTTGCGAACCCAGCTATCCGGCAGGATCTTTCATCGCTTCAGACAATGCTTGAGGGTCCGAAGCTGGATACCATGCTGAAGACTTCGCAGGATTTGTATGCCGCCGCACGGCTGGGAAATGTTGATGCGGTGCGCAATCAGTTGACCTTGCAGTTTGAGGCCGCAAAGAACTCTGGCGATGAAGGCATGACCGCTACCTACGGAAGCGCGCTTGATCTGCTGAATACAAGCCCAGAAGCGGCGATGCAAACCATCGGGACGATGAACGGCCTCACCATTCTTGGCATCAAAGGCCCGGAGTATCTCGGTCAGGTGGATAAGCAATTGGGCGTGGGGCAGGTTGAGCAAACAGAGGCCGTCCGCACGCTGCAACAGCGCGCAGAGTTGGCAGGACTTATGCCTGGCACGCCTGAGTATAACCAATTCATGGTATCTGGCGGGAAGCCCCCGGAAGGCATGGCGATACGCACCACGCCAGAAGGCGGCATTGAGTTTATCCAAGGCGCTGGCGCGGCAACACCATTCCGCGAACAGGAAAGCAAAGACATCGTCTTTGCGGCCCGTGCAGAGGGTGCGCTTGCTGCACTTGATCCTGTCGCTGACCAGCTTGCAAATGTGGCTCCGAGGCTATTGGAATATGTGCCTCTCGGTCAGGGTCGCAAGTTCCAAGACCCATTGTTCCAAGTGGCTAATAACGCTGGCTTGGAGTTCCTTGCGGCGATCCTTCGCAAGGACACTGGCGCGGCCATTACGGCGCAGGAAATTGAAATTTACGGTCAAACCTATCTACCACAGCCTGGGGACAGCCCAGAGGCATTGGCCCAAAAGAAAGAGGCCCGCAGTCGCGCCTTGCGTGCTTTGCAGGCGCCGATGCGGCCAGAGGCAACAGAAGCTGTTAGCGGCGCTGTTGAAGGAGAGATGCCTGCACCTGCACCTGCCGCGCCCACAGCGGCATTCATCAGCAACCCGACTGTGCAGCGTCTGGTTCGGGAAAACGCAAGCGTTGGCGTGACGGCTGAAAGCATCTGGAATGCCATGACGGCAGAGGAGCGCGCAGCTTATGGTGGATAAATTGAGAACGCTTGAAGAAATCGCTGCCGCCGCTGCCGCTCAACAGCAAGCGCGCGCCACACCTACCTCTTCAAACGCAGAGCGGCAATTCATTGAGCGCGGCTTTGTGCCCGTGGCAACCTATGAAGATGGCCGCATTCTCACCAACCCGGAAACGGGTGAGCGTGCTTTTGTGTCGCCAGGATATGTGACGCAAGATCCGCGCGTGATTGATGGCATCATGGCGGGAATCACGCCAGCGCAAACGCAAACGACACAGATGCAAGAGCAGGTTGTTGAGCGTTTCCCGGTTGCGACCCGTGCAGCGCAGGCCATTTCGGGCGTGCCGTTTGTCGGAGAATTTACCGAAGAAGCTGTCGGCATGGTCAGCCCCAAGGCTATGGAAGCCATGAGAACCGGGCGCGAGTCGCTTGAGGCAACGCGACCTGTGGAGGCCGCTGCTCTGAAGATTGGCGGCGCGATGGCTGGCGGCGCTGCCATGCTGCCTGCGCTGCCTGCTCTGGGTGGATCTACGCTGGGCGCGACAGCCTTACGCGGTGCCGCCGTGGGCGCTGGCCTTGGTGCCGCTGAAGGCGGGGTTTCTGGATATGGCCGAGGCGAAGGCGACACGCGCATGGGTGAGGCGCAAACGGGCGCGCTGATCGGTGGCGCTGTCGGTGGCGCTGTTGGCCTTGTGGCTCCTGTTGTCGGCGCTGGCATCAGGGAAGCGTGGAAAAATTACAAAGGCCGGTCTGTCGGAGAAATTTCTAAATCGTTCGGCATCTCAACAGACGCTGCTAAGGTTGTCCGCACCGCGATTGAGAACGATGACCTGACAGCCGCTCAGGCCGCGCTACAGCGTGCAGGGTCCACTTCAATGCTTGCTGACGCAGGCCCGTCAACTCAGCGTCTGCTGGACGTTTCTGTGACCTCTGGTGGTGCAGCCCCGCGCATTGCAGGCGAAGCTGTAACAGAGCGCGCCCGCGAAGCTGGCGTTAAGATGACGACAGTTCTGGATGACATCCTTGGCGCGCCTGAAGGCGCTGGCACACTTCAGCGCGGCATCCGCCAAGACACGCAGCAGGCAAGGACGCAGTCCTATCGCGTTGCCTACGCGCAACCGATTGACTATGCCCGCCCGCGAGGCCGTGCGCTGGAAAGCCTTTTGACGCGCGTGCCGCAAAGCGCAATCAACCGCGCCAATGAGTTGATGCGGATCGAGGGGCAGCAAAGCAGCCAGATCCTCGCGAGGATCGCGCCGGATGGCTCTGTGACTTACACGCGGATGCCAGACGTGCGTCAGCTTGATTACATGACGCGCGCCCTGGGTGACGTGGCAGAGGCTCAGAACGCCGCCGGCAAACTCGGCGGCACGACGCAACTTGGTCGGGCGACATCTAATCTTCAGCGCCAGATCCGCACGGTTCTGCGCCGCGAGGTTCCAGAGTATGGCGTGGCGCTTGATACCGCCGCAGACGCTATCAGCCGCGTCAAGGCCGTTGATCTCGGACGCGATGCTCTGTCAGCGGCCACGACCCGCGAGATGGTCAGAGATGGCATGAGAGGGGCCAGCGCAGCAGAAAGATCTGCGGCCAAGGCTGGCCTGCGCAGCGCCATTGACGACACGCTTGCCCGCGTCAATGCAGTTGCGACCGATCCGAATGTTGACATCCGCGAGTTCCAGAAGCTGGCAAACAACATCCTGCGCAGCCGGGCAACCCGCGACAAGATGGCCGCCATTCTTGGGCAAGCTGACGCAGACCGCCTTTACAAAGAACTTGATGAGGCTGTCGTTTCGCTTGAACTGCGTGCTGCAATCGCGAGAAATTCTGCAACGCAGCAAAGACAGGCAATTGCTGGGGCTGTCCAAGACATCACCGCGCCTGGCGCATTGTCCCAGCTTCTTGCTGGTGAGCCTGTGAACGCGACAAAGCGGGTGGTCCAGCTTTTCACCGGGACGACGCCGGAAGCGCGCACGCTTCGCCAAATGGGGATCTACGACGAGATTGCCAAATCTCTTGTCGGCATCCGGGGCGCACAGGCGCAGCAAGCCCTGCGTCTGGTCGAGCGCGCGATGGCTGGTGAAGTCTTGAACGACACCCACGCCCGCATCATTGCGCGTGCGATCACTATCCCTGGCGCTGCTGGCGCGTTCCGTGCCGGCGAAGAGGCAGCCCCGCAATGACCCTATCCAAACCCCTGCATTTCGTGTTAAATGCCACGCGAAAGGATGCCAAATGCCGCTGACGCAACTCGCCCCGCCGTATCCGATTTTCACCGACAAAAACGGTGATCCGCTCGACGCGGGCTATCTGTATTTCGGCGTGGCGAACCTGAACCCGGAAACTAACCCGATCCAGGTTTACTATGATCGCGGATTAACGCAACCTGCGGCACAGCCTCTGCGCACGTCCAACGGCTACGTCATGCGCAACGGATCGCCGGCGCTGCTCTATGCCAACGATCAGTTCTCTGTGACGGTGCGGAACAAGAACAGCGAGTTGGTGATCTACAGCCCTGTTGGCTTCGGTGTCACACCAGGCGTTCCGTTTGCCACGTTTGAAAACGCTGCCCGTGATGTGGCGGCGCTTTTGGCTGATACTCAATTCACCTATTCGGCAGGCATCCCGAATACGGTGCAGGTCACGCCTGGCGACATCTTGCGCACGCTGGCCGAGGGCTTTGCCTATGAGGTTGCAGCATCCGGGGCCACCGATCAGCACGTCACCACGGCTGGTGGCGTGAAGCTCTATGTGCAAACCGGGGCAGATGGCGGTTTCAATGCAGCGGCATGGGGTGTTGTTTCAAGCAACGTGCTTGACCAGACCACCCTAGTGCAGAAAATAATCGATTTCATTAGCCAAAGCACTGAACGGCTTGGTCCTTTGACATTCCCAGTTGGAATTTACCGCTTCAACGTCATCATTCGCTCAGACATTTGGATCAAGGGTGCAAGCCGCAGAAACACCATCTTTTCGCCTGCCACCAACGCCGCTGTATTTGCAACCCCGACTGGCAGTTCCGCAGTCCGCATCACATTTGAGAATGCGAAGATTGCTGGGGATCTTGCTATGGCAGCGCAGGACGGCATCCTGCTCTCACCGTCTGGCGCTACCTTTGTTGACACGATCACTCTGCGTCAGTTTGATATTGTAGATTGCGGTCGGTATGGCCTGCGGGCTGTCGGGACTTCCACGTCTGGTCCGTTTGTCCAGCGCCTTCACCTCGATGACGTTCTGATCTCTCTGTGCCAAGATGAGGGTCTTTCTCTGTCTGGAACAGTTATTGAGGCGTCGTGCATCGGCTGCTCTATCACCCAGAATGGTGGCACGGGGGCAGGGACCAGAAACAACGCAGCCCTGACAACTCAGGCATCGACGCAAAGCCCGAGCCGTATCACGTTTATTGAGACCATCTTCAACGCAAACCAGACTAGGGTTGCCGCTGGTCTTGATGGTGCCGGCCTTTACAGCGAAGGCAAGCAAGTCGTGCTTATCGGGTGTGGTTTTGAAAACGCGCGCCCGCTGTTGAATGTTGCGACAAGTCGCGCCTCTACCCACGTCGTGCAGGGGTGCAGGTTTGGGTCGATTTACTCCGCAAACGAGCATATTCTTGTCGCCGACGTAGACGGGATGCTCATTGATGCTTGCAGCTTTGCTCAAAACGGCGGCACGCTTCCCTACAACATTAGGGCTGGCAATGCGTCAACGCGTATCAAGAACTTTGAGATCAGAAGCACCAATCAATTCTCTGGCTATTCAACCGGGCCGGTCCTGCAAAACAATGCCGTGACGATGTCTGGGGCTACGGCAACGCTGGTCGGCGTTGGGGTTTGGGCGCTTTCATCTGGCACTGGCGCCGGCGCAAACCTTGACACGATTATTGCCGCTGACGGTTCTCAACTGTTCCCAATTGGGTTTGAAGTGACCATCCACGCGCAGGCTGGCGCGACAGACCCCATTACCGTGCGATCTGCGGTTGGGAACATCGTCTTGCAGGGTGGGAACTATGTTCTGAACGACAACATCAAGTCTATCACGCTTCGGTATGATGAGTTTAGGAATAGGTTCATCGGGTGATGACGCTGGCTGGATCAGAGTAGGGAACGCAGATGGCGAACAGATTTTGGGTTGGTGGTTCCGGCACTTGGGACGCAACTTCAACGGCAAACTGGTCCGCTACATCAGGCGGCGCTCCTGGGGCGTCTGCGCCTGTTGCTGCTGACCTTGTATTTTTTGATGCCAACAGTGGAACTGCTGCAACGGTTTCTGTGGCGGCCAACGCCGTGGGTCCATCTGTCACAATCAACAAAAGCGACATAACCCTAAGTCTGTCTGGAAGCCCAACTTTCGGAAGCGTTATTTTGACGACGGGTATCGTAAGCCTCAATGCTCAGACGCTTACGGTCACCGGCGCGTTTGCCTCAAATAACAGCAACGCCAGAACTGTGAACTTTGGAACCGGGAAGATCGTTCTTTCAGGTTCTGGTGTTGTTTGGTCTTGCGGGACAACCACTGGAATGGTCGTGTCGGGGACGCCACTGGTTGAGGTGACTAACAGCGGAGCAGTCGCGACGACGGTCAACTCTGGAAGCCTTACCGAAGCTCAATCAATATCGTTTAGCTTTACGGCTGGATCATATGCTTTGACGCTGCAATCAAATTCGACTTACAGAAATTTGAGTTTCAGTGGGTTTGCCGGAACCGTAGGATCGCAGGCCATTACGATCTTTGGCAATCTTACGTCGGGCGCTTCAACGGTATTCACCGCTACAACAAACGCCATCACATTTGCCGCGACTTCTGGGCCAAGAATTATAACGTCTTCCGGCGTAACATACGACAGGCCAATCATCTTCAACGGTGTTGGTGGGTCTTGGAGCCTTGCTGACGCCTTGGCTATCGGATCGACCAGAAGCGTTACGCTGACAAACGGAACGCTGGATGGAAACGGCAACAACGCCAGCACTGGGTCATTCGCGCTTGGTGCCGGCACAAAGACGCTGACGCTTGGCAACGGCACTTGGACGGCGGTTGGCAGCGGCACTGCGTGGAATGCAAACACCAACGTGTCCAACCTGACCGTCATCCCGTCGGCGGGTATCATCAGCATGACCAGCGCAAGCGCAAAGACGTTTGCTGGCGGCGGCTTGTCGTGGCCTACGCTTAGGCAGGGTGGGGCCGGCGCGCTTACGATCCAGCAGAGCAACAGCTTCGCCAACATTACGAACAGCGTGCAGCCCGCGACCATTACGCTCACTGCCGGCACGACGCAGACGGTCGCTGCCTTTGGCGTGTCTGGCACCGCTGGCAACCTCATCACGCTGAACAGCAGCACGGCTGGCACGCGCGCCACGTTGAGCGACAGCATTGGGACGGTTGAGGTTTCCAACGTCTCGATCCAAGACATCAACGCCACCGGCGGCGCGACATGGAATGCGTTTCTGAAATCTGGTAACGTGGACGCAGGAAACAACTCTGGATGGGACTTCTTCCCTGCTGTCAGGCAGGTTTTCAGCCAGGTGTTCACGTCAATCTTCCGACCCATTTTCTGACAGGAGGCGATCATGCCCGCGACAACCAAGACCCTATCGGCCCAGAACACGTTTACCGACGCCATCCTCATCATCGGTGACTTCAACCTGTCCATCTCTGGAACCTTCGTTGCCACCGTGACGGTGCAGCGCTCGACCGACGGCACCACATGGCGCGACGTTGACACCTGGACCATCCCGGTCGAGGAAGTCGGCTACGACCCGATGAAGAACTTCTACCGTGCCGGCATCAAGACGGGCGCCTATACGTCGGGATCTGCCACGATCACGCTGAACGGCTATGACAACTGGCCGCCGCGTTATTGATATGGCAAAGGGTCTCTACGCAAACATCGCTGCCAAGCGGGCGCGCATCAAAGCCGGATCTGGCGAGAAGATGCGCAAGCCTGGCACCAAAGGCGCACCCACGGCGGCGGCTTTCAGAGCCTCTGCCGTGACTGCAAAGCCGAAGAAAAAGGGCAAGTGATGGCCAAGACGCCGGCCTGGACGCGCGCCGAGGGCAAGAACCCCAAGGGCGGCTTGAACGCCAAAGGGCGCGCGTCCGCGAAGGCTGAAGGCATGAACCTCAAAGCCCCAGTGAAGTCCGGCGACAATCCTCGCCGGGCTTCATTCCTGGCGCGTATGGGCAACATGCCGGGGCCTGAGTATAAGGACGGCGAACCCACGCGCCTGCTGCTGTCTTTGAAGGCCTGGGGCGCATCCAGCAAAGCCGACGCCAAGAAGAAGGCCAAGGCGATCTCGGCCCGCAATAA